AACATATACAACAGCATTACAAACATCACCTGCTAAAAATGGCGGTGGTGGTGGTAGTGGTCTTGTTGTAATTTGGTATGATACTGCTGAGTATCAACTAACACAAAGCGGTGGTCCAGGAACCACAGAAGGCGGATCATTTTCAGTAACTCTCTCTACTAGAAATGTACCAAATGGTACAGTATTTCCTTATACTATTACAGGAACGGTTTCTGCTTCAGATTTTTCACCTGCGACATTAACCGGATCATTTACGATCTCAAGTGTTGATGGCGGTAAAACAGGATCTTCAACAGTTACCCTTACGATGGTATCTGAATCAATAACAGAAGGTAATGAAACTTTAACACTAACATTAAACACAGTTGATGCTAGTTTAACTTTTGATGTAGGTGATTTTTCTAAAACTCCTTTTACTCGATCTACAGATAGTGCTGGATATCTAGTTGCCGGCAGATCGTACACGATCGCCACTGTAGGAACCACAGTGTGGACAGCATTAGGAGCAGCTTCAAACACAATAGGAGTAACGTTTACAGCCACAGCATCTGGAATTGTCGATGCTACCAATCTTGTAGTATCAAGATCTTATACTATTCTTACCGCAGGTGATACCATTTGGACAGTATTTGGTGCAGCTAATAATAATGTTGGAACAACATTCATAGCCACAGGTCCTGGAACCGGAACAGGAACAGCAATACAAGGAAATGGCACCGCTCTTGGTATATGGATACAAAAAACAATTCAAGTATCAGATTACAATAACATTAGAAACAAGGTAGCATCGGTATTAGGTACAGGATCTGTTGATTATGGATATGGTCAAAATGTTCAAAGTTCAGCAGTTTCTGTAGAGTCTAGAGTGACAGTAAACGATTATGCCAATCTTAGATATGATCTAATTAATGCTTGGACTCATCAATTTGGATCAGCACCTGCATTATTTTCAGCATCAGCCTCAGATACTGTAAGAGCAAATAGTTTAGACGCTCCGTATACACAATACGATTCATATGCAGATGTTTTAGTTGCTAATAGATTTAGAGTTCATTCGAGTCAGGCAATAACCGTAGTTAAATCAAATAAATCTACAATCTGGCCAAATGCTACTTATGGAACAACGTGGGCTAGTTTAGTATCATCTGAGATTTCAGTAACATTCACGACAGCAGGCAAAGCTAGAGGATTTTTTAACTCAGGTGGGGAAATACGATTTACCAGTTCTAGAACAGGTGGAACAACTGTTGGTAGTATTGCTTCACAAAATAATGCTTGGTCAACACTGCTATCTAGTATAAGTACCGTTGGATTTGGAGGACAAAAACCAGATTCTGGATTAGAACCTAACGATGGCTTAAATTATTATAGATTGTCTGACACATATCAGACATGGATAAACATATCAGCAACTACTCCGTATGCTGCTAATTCCTATAAAATATCAGCTAAGACTGTGGGTGTGGCTGATAATAGTAGTGGTACAGCTACTTCACTGCGATTCTTAGTAGAATGGGTTGATAACCATCCAGGCGGACTTAATCCAGACGGAGTTGATGGAACCTTAAACTTAGCGGTTTCTTCTTTAGAATCATCGGGAGTTTTACAACCTTCAGGTGCAGGAACGTTTGTAGTTGAATCTCCAACAATCACAGCCACAGATATAATACCTTAATTTTCTCAGGTTCATCTAAGTACTATAAATAAACTGCTATGTTTATTTTAGGAGTACATCATGGATGAGCAGTTCAAAAAAGCTCTAGAATTTTCCAATTATCGTCATACTTTTTCTATACAGAGAAGAACTCTAAAAGAAAAAATTGAATCCAAATTAGTCTATGGGTTTAACGGGGGTATTTTTAAAATTGATAGAGATCTTATATCTTTCGTCCAAATTTTAATAGATCAGGGCCGCATTAACGGTATTCCATTAATCGATATGAATGAAAATCCTGTAATGATTGATGATCTTACAGAATTTCGAGATGAGATTGTAGATAGATATTTTACCACTACTTTAGAATATTATGAACAATATGAAGCTCTTAAAAAGAATAGAAGCGTAGAAAAATTATTAGATCTATGAAAAAAGGTGCATTAATATTTGCTCATAATAGTAGAGATATTGATTATGCCCTAATGGCAATTATATCTGGCGGATTAGTTAAAAAGAATTTAAAAGTTCCTGTTAGTTTGGCCACAGATATATCTACAATTGAATGGATGAAAACCTCAGGAACCTACGAAAAAGCAGTTGATATATTTGATCAAATCATTGAAGTAGAAAAACCAATTACCGGAAATCAAAGAAAACTACACGACGGTCCGCAGAGCAAAATGGTTCCTTTTGTAAATGCTAATAGGGCCAACGCCTGTGAAATTACCCCGTATGATCGAACATTATTATTAGACAGCGATTTTTTAATATTTTCAGATAGATTGAATCAATATTGGGATATTGATCAAGATGTTATGATATCAGATTCTATTAAAGATATCTATTCACAAAATAGAATTGGATATCTTGACAAATATGTTTCAGATACCGGAATCCATCTGATGTGGGCTACTACAGTTATGTTTACTAAAAATGAAACAACGAAAACATTTTTTGATCTTGTAAATTATGTTAGAGACAATTATCAATACTTTGGTGATCTATTTAGATTTAGCACAAAACAATATAGAAATGATATTTCGTTTAGTGTGGCCAAACATATCATGGACGGATTTGAAACTGATTTAAGATTCTCTCTTCCACCCATCTTAACGACTATGGACAAAGATTCTTTATATCAAGTTAGTGATAAAGGTAAGTTAATATTTTTAGTTAGTCCTATGGCAGATACTAATTTTTGTGCAACGGCTGTTGATGGATTAGATGTACATGTAATGAACAAACATAGTATGATAAGAAATGCTGACGCATTGATGAGGCTTATATGAATTTTGGATATTTGATATTTGTAGCCAAAGATGATAATGTTGATTATGCTCAATTAGCCTATGCTCTTGCATTAAGTATTAAAAATACACAGAAAGAAGGGTATGACAAAGTGGCATTGGTTATAGACGATCCATCACAAATTGAAGGATACGTATCTAGTTGGGTATTTGATCATGTAATAAAATGGGACCAAGAAACATTTTGGAATGGTCGATCATGGATGGACAAGTTAACTCCTTTTGATCATACAGTATGTTTAGATTCCGATATGCTGTTTACTAGAGATTACAGTCATTGGATTGACTATTTTATAGAAAACTCAGAATTATATGTGGCCAACAAATCTTACACATATCGAGGAGAGATAGTCACTAGCGATGAATATAGAAAAACATTTACAGAAAACAAATTGCCTAATTTGTATTCATTCTGGACATTTTTTAAGAAAGGGAGTGAGCTGGCTGACGAATTTTTTACACTAGGTCGATATATTATTAAGAATCCTATAGAATTTTCAAATATGTTTTTGTCTGACTATAGACCTAAAATAGTTGGAACAGACGAAGCGTTTGCGTTATCGGCAAAAATATTAGGAATAGAAAATGATATTGCATACCCCTTAGAATTTCCAAGAGTAGTTCATATGAAACCTATGGTACAAAATTGGCCGTGGGCTAGTAACAAGTGGTCGGACAATGTTGGTTTTTATTTTAATCGTAACGCAAAATTGAAAATAGGAAATTATCAACAACACGATATTGTGCATTATGTTGAAAAAGATAAAATTAATACTGAAATTATCAACATTCTAGAGGAAATAGCATGGAAGAAATAATGGATGTTGAAAAATGGTTAGCTGAGTATAAACCACCAGAAGTTGAATATGCTGCGGCATTTGATCCTCAAACAGGAAGTGTAACTAAAGTTGGACCAGCTAGGGCATTGACTAATGAACTGCATAGAGCTTCGATGGATCAAGAAGTTGCTGAAAAAATACTTCAAGGAAAAATACCATTACATCATTGTTATGTAGATCTTGATTCGCATACAGTTGAAATAGCAGAAGTTAGATCCATATTCAAAATATCCGATATCTTACATCGAATTATTGGAGTAGAATATTCAACTTCTAATAAACACGATATCTACATAGTATATGATCGATCTGAAAAAACATTAACGGTTAATCTCATAGATGATTTTAATCAATTCATGGAAGTAACTGACGGTACCACTCCTAATAAGAAAAAACGTATACATTGGAATGGAGATACCGCGATGGATCTTTATATTACAGATTACAATGATCCTAATATATTACATAATATTCTCAAATTACATGTATCTGATCTTGTAGATGTTCCAAAAATATTTTATGATATTGCTTTACCAGAAAAATTTAGCATCTATACCAAACGAATTTTTAAACATTACGCTGTGGAAATCAAATGAAAATAGTTGAATTTGATATTGTATTCATTAGTTACGATGAACCTAACGCAGATCTGCACTATGCTGATCTCTTAAACAAAGCACCGTGGGCTAAACGTGTACACGGAGTTAAAGGCAGTGATGCAGCACACAAGGCAGCCGCAGCATTATCTGATACTGAATGGTTTATCACGGTTGATGCAGATAATATAGTACATCCAAGTTTCTTTGACTTAGACTTAGATATGAGCGATCCAAAAATACAAGTCTATGGGTGGTGTGGAAGAAATAAAATTAATGGACTACGCTACGGTAACGGTGGATTAAAAATCTGGAAAAAAGATTTTGTGGTTAATATGAGAACACACGAAGCCAGTGAAAGCGATCGTGCCCAGGTTGACTTCTGTTGGGAAGATGGGTATCGAAATTTTCCTACAGTGTATAGTGATAGTGTTATTAATGGAAGTCCTTTCCAATCATGGCGTGCAGGCTTCCGTGAAGGTGTTAAGATGACCTTGCTTGATGGAGTTAAAATTCCTGCTATGGAGATTAAAGAACGTATATGGTGGCATAATATTCATAGACTGCGTATGTGGTCAACAGTTGGCGCACACGAAGAACATGGATTGTATGCTATACTTGGTGCACGCATGGGAACATGGATGACTAATTGTACAGATTGGAATTATATAGATGTGCGTGATTTTGAGATATTAAAAAATATCTATGAAAATAATATTAATCACTCAACTATAGAACAAGATACATACGATCTTGGAACAAAAATTAAACATCAATTAGGTCTAGACTGGCCTTGGCTCGATGCACAACAGAGCAAATTTACTTTAGATTTATATGATGAGACTGTTGAATTAGTTAGGACATATTACAAACGATGAGATACGATATTATATTCATCAGTTACAATGAACCTAACGCGGATAAAAACTTTGCTAATCTAAAGGCTCGATTCCCTTACGCTCAACGTGTTGATAGTGTTAAAGGAATACATCAAGCACACATAGCAGGTGCCCGTAAAGCGTTTACAAAAATGTTCTGGGTCGTTGATGCTGATGCGGTTGTTTTAGACACGTTTAATTTTGATCATGTTGTTAGCGAATATGATATAGAAAATGTCCATGTATGGCGTAGTAGTAATCCCATTAATGATTTAGAATATGGGTACGGCGGAGTAAAATTGCTACCAAGAAAATTAACGTTAAACATGGATATCACTAAACCCGATATGACAACCAGTATTAGTCCACTGTTCAAGGCCATGCCAGAGGTCAGTAATATCACAGCATTTAATGTAGATGCTTTTAATACATGGAAAAGTGCTTTTAGAGAATGCGTGAAATTATCTAGTAAGACTATTGATCGACAGGATGATACTGACACAAACTATAGATTAAATGTTTGGTGTACCAGAGGTATTGATCGACCGTTTGGCAGAGAAGCCATTGAAGGTGCCGTACAAGGTAAACAATACGGATTAGAAAATAAAGACAACAACGAAGCACTAAAAATGATTAACGATTTTAATTGGCTGAGAGAAAGATTTGGACGATAAAGCCCGCATACAAAAATTCATTCCAATAATGAATGAGATTAGCCCAACATTCTGTTTGGCGAAGTGGCACCACACGACTATCTATTTAGGTACAGGTGAAACGCACAGTTGTTATCATCCTGCTCCACATAAGATTCCGTTACATGAACTTGCACACAACGTAGATGCTCTTCACAATACTAGACAAAAAATATCAGAGCGTGCTGAAATGCTGGCAGGTGGTAAACCAAGTGGATGTAACTATTGTTGGAATATTGAAGCATTAGGTGAAGATTACATCAGCGATCGTAAAGAACGTAATGCTAGTATCTATACCGAAGAAAGACTTGCTGAAATAAAACATAATCCTCTAAAGCATATAAACCCTCAGTACATTGAAGTTAGCTTTGGTAATGAATGTAATTTTAAATGCGGATACTGTCATCCTAAACATAGTTCAGCATACTACAAAGAGATCAAAGATCATGGCCCTTATACTATGGTTAAAAATCATCGTAATGATATTGATTGGTTTACCATATACGAAGAAGAAAGTAATCCCTATGTTGAGGCATGGTGGAAGTGGTGGCCTGAAGTTAGCAAAACTTTAACGATCCTGCGCATCACTGGTGGCGAGCCTCTATTACAGCAAAGCACCTGGCGACTATTTGACGAATTAGAAAAAAATCCACAACCACAACTTGAATTGAATATCAATAGTAACTTTGGTGTGAAACCTGTGATGATAGATCGTCTTGTAGAAAAGGTAAACACTTTATTAGCAAAAGGCTGTATCAAAGACTTTAAAATTTTTACTAGTATTGATACTTGGGGAGAGCCTGCTGAATATAGTCGTACTGGATTAAATTTAGAAGTATGGGAACGTAATTTAGACACTTATCTAACCAAGACACAATTACCTATTACATTTATGATAACATTTAATATTTTAACAGTAACTAATTTTCAGTCACTGTTAGAAAAGATATTAGAATGGCGAGTAAAATATAATGGATTTGAACAGAATAAATGGCAACGTATTAGATTTGATACTCCGTTCTTAAAAGAACCGTTACAATATGACATGAATTTATTACCTAAAGAAGAGTTTATGCCGTATATGTATAACCATCTAGAATACATCAAGACTAATCTCGATGATAAAGATCGCAGTAAATTTTCAGAACTTGAATATGAAAAATTTCTACGTGTAGTCAAGTATATGGAAACTTCAAAATATTCCGATGATAAATTGCTGGAAGGTTGGCGAGATTTCTACAATTGGTTTACGGAATATGATCGCAGACGCGGTACTGATTTTGCAAAAACCTTTCCAGAGTTGTCAGCATTTTATTTTAGGTGCATGAACGTATGAAAATTTTTATCACAGGAATAGCCGGATTCTTAGGCAGTCATTTAGCAGATAGAATGATCGAGCTTGGACATGAGGTTATAGGCAATGATACACTGATTGGTGGATATTTAGATAATGTAAATCCCAAAGCAGAATTACATATTATTGATTGTTGCGATTATGATACTTTACGTGAAAAAATGCAAGGAACGGATATTGTTATACATACCGCTGCGACTGCACACGAAGGTCTTAGCGTGTTTAGTCCTAACTTTATTACCAAGAACATATATCAGGCATCTGTAAGCACTATAAGTGCTGCTATCGCATGTAATGTAAAACGATTTGTATATTGTTCTAGCATGGCTCGATATGGGGCACAAGGCACACCATTCCGAGAAACACAAATTCCAAAACCAGTTGATCCATACGGTATAGCTAAAGTAGCAGGTGAAGAAACACTCAAAGTTCTGTGTGAAACTCATGGTATGGAGTGGAACATAGCAGTACCACACAATATTGTAGGTCCACGACAACGGTATGATGATCCATTCCGTAATGTCATGAGCATTATGATTAATCGTAACCTACAAGGTAAACCGGCTATTGTCTACGGAGATGGAGAACAGACTCGGTGTTTTAGTTATGTAGATGACTGTGTTTTCTGTTTAGAAAAATTAGCATTAGATCCTTCTATTGTCAGCGAAACAATAAACATTGGACCAGATGAAGGTACTATCACAATCAACGAATTAGTTGCTATGGTAGCAAAAGAATGTAAATTTACTGAACCACCGATATATTTTCCAGAAAGACCTAGGGAAGTAAAAGATGCAATGTGTTCGGCAGATAAAGCTAGAAATATTTTAGGATACGAAACTAAAACAAATGTTGGACAGGCTGTAAAAGAAACAGCTAATTGGATTAAATCTAGAGGAGCAAAACCTTTTGATTATAGATTCCCGTTAGAAATTGTAAATGAAAAAACGCCACGTACTTGGCGAGATAGGCTAATGTGATTAATTTTGTATTTGAAAATTTAGAGAAGTTAGAAAATTTTACAAATTGTCCTGATGTTAATCGGTCAGGCATAAAAAGATTTGCTACATCTCCAATAACACAACTAATGGTATATGGTCCTAGAGGACAAGAAAATAAGGCTACATCAGCTCAGGACATAATACCACAACATTATATGATTTGTTCGGGAGTAAATCATCATCCTGACAATTGGGCTGGAACTCATCTGGCTTTTCGCAATGAGGTGCAGAATGGATTTTCTTACCTAAGTCAGCAATATTTGAAAGACCTTAGAGAACATCGTGCGATGTTATTATTGGATCAAAGTCTCGAAGGATATCAAACAACCTGGTTGTGGGAATATTTTCACACAGAATGTAAGACCTATGGTATAAATCCTAAAGCCATAATATATGTTACTGGAAATCTTCTTTGTAAAGACCAGTATAAAGAATGGGCTGATTCTCATAATATTGTTGATAGAATGAATGTTTTGCCTTACGCTCACTTTGAGGAAGATGTACATTTTATATCAAAAGAAATGAAATTAGATCTTACTGTAGAAAAACATCTGCAATATAAAAAAGAAAATGCGGATAAGATCAAAACATATAATTGTTTACAGAAAAGACTTAGGGCTCATCGTATTTGGTTTTATGTTCATCTCTACAAAGAAAATCTACTGGAACACGGCCTAGTAAGTATGAATCCGTATAGTTTTACATTAGCTTACTTTGAAGGTCGTAATCCTGATCAAAATCTTTGTGATGAGGCAAATAAATTATTACCTCTATTAGTACATGGCAAACATAATACAGATCTTGATGACAACTATTATATTAGAAGAATACTAGATACTGTATGCTTAGATAGTTGGGTTTCGGTAGTATCTGAAGCGAGCTTTGGTGATCAAGACCATACTTTATTTTTAAGTGAGAAAGTTTTTAAACCAATAGCCTGCCTACATCCGTTTATTGTAGTTGGTAATAAAGGAAGTTTGAAAAAATTGCGTGATATGGGATATAGAACTTTTGAGGGATTTATAGATGAATCTTATGACGAGTTATCAACCTTTGAAAGATTTGACGCGATAACAGATGCGATCAAACAGATACATTCAATACAAAATAAAGCTGCTTGGTATGAATCAATGAAAGATATTTTGATACATAACTATAATACATTCCAAAAAAATTCTAGCAGAGAAAATTCTGCATGTGTTGAATTAAAAAATCATTACAACGAATATTTTAATCTATGATAAGAATGCCAAAATATAGAAATCCTGATATACCTAAGGGTTCTAAAGTCATAATCGGACTTGGTGATAGTTTCACCGAGGGCGTTGGTAGTTGGTCAAAATCTACATATAACAAATACGATGGATTTATCGATCCATTAAACGTTCCTAAAGAAATATATGATGAAATGTACTATAATAGTTGGCCGTGTCAATTAAGCCGTAATCATTTGCCGGATTATATCCCTATTAATCTTGGCATCACCGGCAAGGGAAATAGAGCTGCTGTTAAGGAATTATATTTGAATCCTGCTCTTAAATTAGAGAATGCTTCGGGCGGTATAATGGTATTAATGTTGAGTGGTATAGAACGTTTTGATTTTATTAATAAAGAATATTTAGATCATCATTTCTATACCATGTGGCCTAATCCTCAGGATGAAAAAAGCACAAACACACAGTTATGGGAAGCATACGCCAAAGATCTTTGGAGTGAGAAGTTTATATTAATTGAGACATTAATGAATATCCGAGAAGGAGAGATATTTGCTAAAGCTCACGGGTTTGATTTTATAGTATCATGTGCATTTGATCAAAGGGTTCATAAAGAATATTTCTATGAACATCTTGGAAAAGAACATTCTGAATTAATAGAATCGTTGCCTTGGGACAAATTTTTATATCCTAAAGAATGTAAAAGTTTTATGGAAATGTTATTAAATTATGATGGACATCCTGAATTAGCCAACGGAAATTTTTATGAATATTACAGTAAATTAAAATATCCTACAGAGTATATTACAAATTGTATGCACCCTACACAAACAGGATATGCGGTAATGGCTGAAGAAATTTACGAATTCTGCAAACTTAAAGGATATATTCATGACTAATAGCCTTGAAAATTTAGTCAATGTTATACCGGATCCTACATATTTTAATCCACCTAATTTTCTCCCAGTAGTTATGTTAAATCATGCAAATTCAGAAACTAACGAATTAGATGCAAGATTTTCTGGAACAGATTCTCCTAGTTTGTTTGAACAAAATTTAAAAACACAACCAGAAGATTGGCATTATCGTACTAAACATATAGAATATAAAATCAATTCTAGTGGATATCGAACTGAGGAATGGAAAGATATTGATTGGAAAGAAGCAGTGGTTATCCTTGGATGCTCTAATGTGTTAGGAATTGGATTAGCCGAAGATGAGACTATATCACATCAATTAAGTTTGTTGATGGATCGCCCTGTGGTAAATTTAGGAGGTCCTGGGGTATCTTTTGATTTTAGTTTTTACAATTCAATAATCTTATCAGAATATTATCCAACACCATATGCTGTAGTAGATTTATGGACCGGTACTGATAGATGCACGTACTTTGATAAAATAGATATAAAACATTGTGGAATTTGGGAACAGCACCCTTATTTTAAAGAATACATAAGAAATGATACGCATTCAATACTAAGAGCTAAATTCGTTGGCATGGCTAACAAAAACTTATGGAAACCTAGATGCAGATATTATTCTGCAAGTTTCTTTGATAGGTCTGCTTATTATACTGATTCAGATTGGATAGAAATTGATAATCAAGCTCGAGATTTAATCCACCCAGGAAGAAACAATTCTAAAGATATGGCAAGACTTATTGCCAAAAATATCAATTAAAGTATTTCTTTTGTAGAGTCTAAGATATCTTTTTTAAGTTTATCGATATCTACCTTAAAATCTAACTTCTTAATTTCGTCTTTATATTCGCTCATAGTGTCGAGTAACTTAGTTGCTACAGCATCAGGATCGGAGTGAGTTAATTGTTCCTTGATGTCGATTTGCCATACCCTGCCGTTAGCAAATTCTAGATGAACAAACTCTAGATATGCTATCGGCATAGTATTCATATACAAATCTTCAAAGACTTCTGGCCATTCTTTAACAAGATGTCTTGGTGGTTTAAACAGTGGATTAGGCACTAGCGTCCTCTGAAACTTTAGCTACTTTCTTTTTAGGAGGATCTAAATCATCCGCTTCTTTGCGTAATCTTGCTGCTTCTTTATACATGGCATCTGCTTGGCTACGATATGATTTAGCAATATCTTCGTCGCTTAATGGTGCATTGTTAGATGCTTGTAGTTTAGTCGATGTTTCTTTTTCAGTAACTTCTGTTGTTTTAAGTTTTTCTGTTGAAGCACCCTTAACAAAAGTACAAAGTTCGTCAACTGTGCAATTTTTTTGTTCAGAAATTAGAATATTCAACTGATCCAAAGAAACTTCATTGTTGTTTGTAGGAGTCATTATTACATTACTAGTAGAAACTTTCTGTAACCGATTATCTGACTGCATTGCTTGTAACATTGGTCTTCCGTCTGGAAATAATCTTACAAACATTAATTCCCCAAACTCGAATGATTGTTGAGCTTGATCGGTTTCAACTAATTCCATAATTGAATTATGGTATGCATCTGGTAATGTTGCTGTTGGTAATACCAATGCTTTGTCTGATTCGCCTGGTAGAGTTCTAAAAACCACAAGGACTCTTACTCCTGTGTTTTTAATCTTACCTACGTGTTTGAATGAACCCATTTTAGGCCTCCTTTTTAGCTACAGATTCTAAGAAGTTGTTTAACTTGTTGTAAGTTTTACCAACTGCCTCTAGTTCGTTAGCTTTAAACGCTCCTCTCTGTGATGCTACATCGATAATGCTTTTTAGAGCAACAAGGTCGCTGATATTTAAATCAGGTGCCGATGCTGCTGCTTCAGGAGCAGGTTCTGCTGCTGTTTGTTGTTCTTGAGTTTGTACTTCTTCTGTCATTTATATCTCCTTAGGTATGGCACTAATAAAATTAATTATAGTAAAATATTTATATACTACTATTATTCAGCGTCTGATTCTTGGCTAAATTTACGGGCCAATGCTTTGTTATAGCCCATCTTCTTAATATCGCCGGAAAACATGTAGAGTTGGAAGGCTGCTTTTTCTTTTAAAACAGTTATTGATTTTTTAGTGATATAATATGGACCATCTATGTTATTTTCTAACCATAGGAGAATCTGAGCTGTGATGGCAAAGTCTTTGGGGAACTCTACTTTGTAGGTCTTAATTTGAGCTTCTTTTCCTATGAAGTCCATAGCAGGTTCGGTCAGTCTTAACCCGCTGCTGATATTGTCGCGAACGTTCCACCACCAAGTACTGCGATATTGCTTCAGGGTATTTGTGTCTACGGATTGATTTGCTGCTTTGAGGAATACCGTAGTATAGGTATCCTTAAGATCCATTATTCTAACCTTTCGCCTTGTGTGAGCTTATATACTGCGAAATCTTCTGTTTTAAATAACTTATTAAGTTTTTTAGCAAGATTATATGCGTGACCTGGATTGCTAAATGATACTTTTTTATATTTAGGTCCTGGATAACTGGCCACTAAGCTGCCACTTTTAAGATTAAATGGTTGGTCTTTATAGAATACTGCCCAGATAGCTTCGCTATCTAGTATCTGCTCTACTTTAAAATTTTCCTTGTTAGCATACTCTAACAATATTTTAGGTTTTGGTCTACTCATTATACGTGTTTCCTAATTAACCACGTATATATTTATGCCTAAGTGAAGCTGCCGCCGTCGAACTTAACGTCAATTTGCGTAGTGGATTCTCGTATTTCAGCTAACATTTGATGTATTTCTTGCACTGTGCGACCTAGTTTGCTGGTCATAATAGCTAATTCGGATGTTAGTTCTCTAACTTCTTGTATTGAAATGGTAATATTCTTTTGTTGAGCTTTTTCAGCAGCTGAAACTCTCTGAATTAATCTTTCAACTGACGGTAAATTAGTAGGTAGATTATTTGCTGACATTGGATAGCACCTGTTTCATTTCTAAATCTGTTCTGAATGGGCCTTTGTATTCATATCTTTGTAGAGTGATCAGCTTAGGACAGAATGATTTAACCCAGCCTTTCTCAAAACGTATCACATAGTAACCTGCGCAGTAAAGACTTTTTGAATCACCGCTTTTGGTAAACAAGGGTAATTTACGCTGTATGTCAAACATAGCATTATGTGGTTCTACACTAGTAGCATACCCATGAACTTCGTTGGGCAGTGCATCGTATGCTTCTTTAACGATCTTAGCAACAAAGAAATCTTTACCAAATTGTCTTGTTAAACTTTCTTTATTAGGGTAAACTTTAACACCGTCTTCGTTACTCATAATAAAATGATTGTCTTCATTTTTACGAAGGGTGGCAATTTTTTCTCCGTCTTGTTCAACGATCCAAAATTTGTTTTCTATAATTGGTTTAGCATGTAATTCTGTCATTGTATATACCTCGCATTAAGTGGCTCCGCGTAACTCTGTGCTTGATCTGCAATTTTCTTTAGATCATATAAGTGGCAGAACTTCATCAATCTAATTCCAACTTGACTAATATTTTTATTAGCAAGTGTTCCTGCATTAATAGTTTCTTTAATAATCTCTTTAATATCAGTTGGCTGATGATTAAGATCAATTAATCTACGATTACGTTCGTAATCATCTAGAACACGATGTTCTTTTCCTTCGTGATCAACCCAACGTTGTAACATTAAGTTATTCCAACTAAAGCCTTTATTATTTCGATCTTCAAACGCTTCTGTAAGACCTACCTTTTTGCTTGTGCCTTTAGTACGTACACCTGGATAAGCACTAAACACATTGTCAGAGGTATCACCTCTCATACATTTTTCAAACAACTGCCATTCTGGATTAGGTGCTGCTTTTGGGTCTTTTGTTTTTTTATCAATGATAGGTTTACCTTTGTCATCAAAGTATCCTTCGTGCGTAATAGTTGTTTCCATTACACCATTATACTGTTTAACATTAGGAGCAATTAGCTGAGCAAAGTCAGTATCTGTTGAAATGATTACATGATTATCATTAGTATGACTCTGTATCCATCCAGCAATTAGATCGTCTGCTTCTAGTTGAGGATGTTGCAATACTGTGCAATTAGTTTTATCTTTGATAAACTCTTTGAATGTATCAAAGGCTTCCCAGAATACTTTTTCTTCGTCTGCTTCTCTTTCTGTATGTGCGGCACGGGCTTCTGCTCGTTGTGCTTTATAGGGCGTATAAAAATCTTTACGCCACGAACGACCTTCTAAACAAAATATAACATGAGTACCATTGAATTGTTGCCATGCTTTACGAATGCTGTTTAATGTAATATGAAACGCCATACCTAATTTAATATCGGCATCACCGTTAATAACATGACGGGCACGGAAAAATGTATTGGCTGTGTCTACTAAAATATATGTCATTCGTTTGTTTTCTTAACAGCGTTAATATCAAGTGAACCCGCGGCAACAATAGCACCACCGTAGTCTCCATCAACAACTACATTAGCGCATAATTCACGGAACCAGCGATCTATAATTTCTTCTTCCGGGTCACCTTCTAATCCATATCCTTCATTTTTTAATTTTTCAACGAAGTGTATATTCCAATCAAGTTCAAAGAATCCGTTTCTAACATTGTCTTTGTTTACGTGTGTATTAATCACACCAACCCACGGTTCTTTTTTACGGGTAGCTCGATCTTTTTCACTCATTGTTACTAATTCTGTATCTTCTTTAGCCTTAGCTAATTGTGCTTCTGTTTCTTCTAATTTTTTAGTTGCTATTGCGATATTTTTTTCAACCTTATCGATACCAAATAATTTTTTAATAACCTGTTTCATTATGTTCCCCATGCGTTTTTAAATAACGGCACTTGTAGTCTATCGCTATAACGCAAGCCCATTTTCATTGCTAATTCTGCCACACGTTTATTGTTTAATGTATAAACACTTTCAACACCACCTACAGGCATCAAATAAACATTTCCGTCAAATCCTTCTGCTCTGTATATATCAACTGCTTCTAATGCTTCTTCGGCATCGTCTTCTGTAGCAATTACAAACTTCAAATATGTATGACCAAGTTCTTGATATGAACATACAATATCTGGTCGAATTGCTTCACTAGCAGGTTCTCCACTGACACTTAATTTAGCACTAACACTAAATGTAACTTCTCTATTAAATTCCAAGTTAGGCATTTGCCATTGTACTAGATAGTCTTTGAACTCATCTGTTAGCTTTTGAGTACCATTTGTTTCAAAGGTAATCTCTTTCAACCTCGCCATCTTAGTATGATTAAGCAAGTCTGGATAAGCACGTTGCCAACCTAGCAAAGGCTCACCACCTGTGATTACCAGATGTTCGTCCCGCCACTCTTTGTAAGGTAACGTATCCACAATAGCATCGGCAATTGAAACAGTATCCATAAGGGGACTAAGGTGCTTAAAGCGAGGATCCCAACTAGCGTAACTATCACACCCTGTGCTAACGAGAGGCAGTCCTCCATATTCAGTATAATGCGCTGGATCCACGTTAAGATATTCTTCACTTAATTCTCCTTTTGGCATACCAAAGCCGGAGCATTTAAAATTACAACCAAAAGTACGCAAGAAAACCGAAGGAACGCCCATATATCGTCCTTCACCTTGAATACTATAAAATAACTCTGCTACTTTAATTTTGCTCATAATTTATTATACACTCGTTTTTAATTAAAGTCAACCTAAACTCTAATAAGAGCACGGTTGTTGTGGTACCAATCTATCATTTCGTTTAGTTCTTCTTGTTTTAATTTTTCACATTCGTCTAGTACTTCTTTTGGAATAGTTTCCTGTGATAAGACGATACTGCAATCATACACTGTTGTTCGAGTTTCGTAATATACAATAACTGCTATAAACAATAGAACTAGAATGAGAATCCTAACAAATCGTCTAATGTTCAATTTATTTCCCACAATTTTTTGTTTATCTTTTTATACACATATCTATTACCAAATTCATTGTAATGATTAATATCGCCTTTTTCTAAAGCCCAAAAGTTACTAAAATCTACATAATTTTTTTCTATAGATAATTGGGTAATAATCTTTAGATGTCCGGTAGCAATATAGGGAATGTTGATTAGATCATTAATTTCTTTTCGTATTAAATTATACACGGTGATCTGATAATCGTCGTCATAATGGTATTCAAACCAATCTTTAGCTGTTCTTAAACTTTTATTAAAGAAAGAATTGTGTTCTAATAAATCCGTAATTATTAAATCGCAATCTTTATGAAATCCTTCTCTATGTACAGGGTGATGTGGAGTATGCACTCTACTAGGGCTGGTATGATTTACAATTATACAGTCAAATTCTTTTAGATCTACACTTTGTATTTGTTTGAGAATTTTATATTCGCCCACACCGGCTTGTGCAATATTTGTAACGATATAATGCCTAGATAATAGATCTACCCAACTAAGCTCTTTAGTTGGCCATTTGGCTGCAAAACTATCACCAGCGATTAATAATTTTAAAGATTTTTCAGCCATGGAATATATTTTTCAGCGATTAGATCATGAAAGAATTTGTTGTAGTGTTCTTTATCTTCTATAAGATAATTGTTATGATCTATGTTTTTGTCTTTGAAGAATTTTTCAACAGTTAACGGGGATAAGGTTGTTGTTTTTAGTTTTCCGTAATATTCAAAAGATTTTGGAAATCTTAAACGTTCTGTAAAATTAAATAGGTAAAGTTTAGCACCGTGATCTGCACAGATGTTATCCCAAGCGTATACATTTAATAAAAAATCTCTTTTTTCAACAAACGTATTGAGTTCAAAAAACAATTTAACCTGCATAAATGTATTTTTTCTAAGGTTTGGAATAGTTAGCCCGTGGTCCATGTCGAGATTAATTCCGGGAAATTGATCATAATCCTTATACGTAGGTTTATTGAATAACTGTATATGTTTATCAGAAACTGTTAGATCCGAATACCGATCAATAAATCCATCTGAACTTTCCATCTTTTTACTAAAATGATCTACTGACGCAACATCATCGCTTAATTTATCATCAAACCCTAATACAAATCTATTAAATGCTGTAAGGCAAATAAAAACCTCATCAATGTCATCATACTG